CTTAATGTCATTTGTTCACCTTTTCTAGCGCCTTGTTCTGTTGCTGATCTAATACCCTGTTCAAACTGTTGAGCTGTTACATAATCAACTGCATTAATACGTTGAACATCAAAGCGAACATCTATCGCACCAGCTCCTACTAAATTACCGCTTTCACTTTCTAACGAATCACCGCCCTCAAGGATGCTTGAACCTCTAGCCCCTTTGGAATATCTACGCATCGCCTGATCCATCTTTGAGGCAGGAATGACTAGCTCAGATTCTCCGGCTTCACCTAATAGAACACGTTGAGGACTTGATACAATACCGCCGTTTGATTTAGCTCCACCAAAAGAAAGACCGCCGGGAATTGGCGCCGATGGGCCTCCTATCATTCCGCCTAATTCAGTACCAACTGACGGCCCAAATAAACTACCCAGAGAACTACTAAACGCATTAAATAACGGTTGGGTAATTCCTTTCCTTATCGTTAACCTTGCTAAATCAGCGATAATACTTTGAACTAAAGATTTGAATTGCAGCTTTCCAGTAGTCACAAAATTAACAAGAGTATCTTCTAAACCTTTAAATGCCTTAGTGATTGTATTTCCTACTAATGAACCAAAGTCGTTAAGGGTCTTACCAAAAGAAACTAATTTAGTATTCATATTTTCACCAAAGGTTTTTTCCATTTCTGCTTTTATTTCTACAACGGTCATTTTTAAACTATTTGCTTTGCCATCCGCTTTTGCAAAATATGATTCAGGTGCGTTTGATGTACCTGTAAATATCTTGTTTAATTGCTCCATATTTTTGGCAAACCTATCTTCAAAATCTTCCGTACTTTGCCTACCAAAATCTGTAATACCTCCGAAATCACCTTTGCCCAATTTTTTCGCAATTGTAATTAAATCCATAACGCTCCTACCTAGCTCATCAACTAATTTCGCAGTCGCAAAAACGAAACCCGCTAAACCTCTTAAGCCAACATTTACAACTTTAAAAAATCCTGACCACTCTGATTCAGTTGATAAGATCTCTCTAAATACTTCCGCTATTGAATTTAAAGCAGGCAAAGCATTATCAGTTAATAGCTTTCTAAAGCCATCAAAACCAAAGCCAATCATTGTCAATTGATCGTTAAAATATTCGGCGTTTTGGGCAAACTCGGCGCTGGTTTGATAATTCCACTCTTTCAAAGCTTCACTTCCCTCGTTCAACATTGGTATTAATTGAGAACCTGAACGCCCAAATATTTCCATAGCAATCGCGGCTTTCGTCGAACCGTCTTCCATCCCCTTAAAGGTGTCAGCCATCTCCCCCAACAAATCTTCTGATCTTTTTAAATTTCCTTGCGCATCTCTAACTGAAATGCCCAATGCTTTATATGCATCTGCATAAGTAGCAACCCCTTGATCTGCCTCGCGCATTGATTGAGCTAAACGCCTTAAACCCTTCTCAATAGTTGATTGCTCAACCCCTGCCAATTTCCCGGCGTTAACGTAGCTTTGTAAAGTTTCAGCCGCTACACCCGTTTGCCTTTCCAACTTTCCAAACGCATCAGCCTGATCTACTGCCCCTTTTATAAATCTAGTAAAAGCCCCCGCCGCTAAAATTCCTGCAAAAATCCGAAAGGCATTATTTAAAACACCCATTGACATCGATAAATTCTTTACCTTGCCCTGAACGCCCTGCATATTATTGCCAAGACGTTTAATATTGTTAGCCCCCTTTACATTGGCGGCAATCTCCATATTAAATTTGGCTTTTTGTGCCATTTATTTTTTCTCCTTATTTAATAGTTCGATTGCAGCCGCTTCCATAATTTGCAAGTCCTCAAAAACAGAAACGTCATACGCATACATATTAACCAACGCTATCACCGATGAGTAGTCGAATCCTGTTACTCCACCGACTGAAGTATTCCATTGAGTTTGACACCTAAGAAACAATTCAACAGCAGGCCAGTTTTCAGGCCATACGGCAAAGTCTTTTTCCTTCTTTTTCTCAGGCATTTTTATACCTAATATTTCTGCATCTTTTTCCCTTTCATCTTTTACGCCGCCTTTCCCCCAATACTCGACGGCGTTAGTTAGTTTTTTGCTTTGGCCTTACTCCTACTAGCAACAAAGATTTGAGTTAATTGGCTACCCATACCTGCAATATCCAACAGTTGCTTTTTAGCCTTTTCTGTGAATGGGATTTCCTCGCCTTTCCCATCAACAATCCCCGACCAACCAACAATCATTTCTTTCGCAATATCTGTATCAGTTTTTTTACCTTCACTCTGTAAGTTCATCAATTCTTCTAAACGCGACTGTTTAATATTTTTAAACTCTGCATCAAAAGTCATGACCTTATATTTGCCACCGCTTACAGGTACTTCAAAACGACAAGGCCAAGAATACGAATCTTCTTGATCTAAAACAAAAGCCATTAATAATACTTAGACGTATTAACAGGGTAGACCCACTATTAAGTTAAAGCAAGAGATATTTCGTTGTTCCCTGCTGATGTTGGTGTTGCAACATAGGGTAAGGAAAGCATTTGTATGCCGTTCTCTTCTGTATAGGCAGGCGACGCAATGTCAATTTGGCCAGCCGTAAACGTACACTTGTTACCAGCGGTTTGACCATGCTGGAACGTTAAATTTCCTGTTGCTGTACCTGTCGCAGTTGTAAAGAAGTTCTTAGCAGAAAGGGCAGGCGCTTCAATTACTGCCTCACCCGCTGGCTTTCTATCTGTAACTAGGATTTCTTTTGTACCACCTACAAACTCGTTATAAATTGTTTCGTTGTTTTGGTCGTAACTAAATGATTGCAAACTTGCAGAATAAGAAAATATTTGAAGCGCTGTTGTATTTCCATTTTTGAAAGGAACCTCTTGCACCTGTAATTTTATGTCTAATGCCATCAATGCCAACGTAGAAAGTACAAGAATCAAACGAGCTACTTACTGGCGCATAGGTAACAGATGTAGAGCTAACAATTGTCTGAGACATCGCGCAACTTTTCATGGCTGGCCCCCATGCTGGCGCAGTTCCGGCGGCCCCAGATGCAGCTAATTCAACCTCAAAAGTTAGACTGACCCTTTGTTGTGCCAATAGTTGAGGATAGTTGCCGAGATAGCCGCGAATAGTCTCACGCTCTACAACATCAGCCTCTAAAGGCGTAATTTCTAGATTGCGTACTTCAATCGCATTTGCCGAACCTGTAGGCGTTGGATCGGTTGCATAACTTGACTCCAGCTTGCAAAGAATCGTTCTTAATCTCGTTAGCTTTGGCATCGCTCAATCAATCTGAATCTATATGCTTACATAATAGTCTGATATGCCTACGCAGTAACAGAATTGACGTTAGTTCTATATCTAATTAGAAAATCCATCCCTATTACTCCCGCCGCTTGATCAGCATCTACCATTTCAAAACTTACGCTTTGGGGTTGAACATCAATACAAGTACTGTTTAACGTTAAGTCAGCCGTCATCTTTGAGTGAACTGATTCGACAATAGGATCAGCCACCTCGTCAGGAACATCACCGCGAACAATAATCGAAATTCTGACCGTTAACGACCAATCAAGTTTAGGTAAGGAAAGATTCTGTTCACAAGTATCGCTAACAGGTTCAATAACTAACGCGGGTGATTCGTTACGCGCCAAAGGCACGACCCGGCTCCTGTAAATCCTCGCTCCGACGTTGGTGGTATTAGCCAAACTTGTTTTAATTTGATCTAAGATATTTTCTCTTTTAGTCGTCATTAGTTTTTAG